TGCTGGCGCGAGTTGCAATTCCTTGGCTGGCTCGCCCTTTGCGCCTACAACGAGCGACACGAGCGGGCTTGCATTTTTCTCCGAATCTGGTTCTTTTGACATATCTGGTTTCATCGCCGCTTTGCCCGTTGCTGGGCGGGCGGCGATTTTGTTTTTGGTTAATGGGTTTAGCGGTCGCGTGCGACGTTCGGGCGGCATCGGCTGTTAGGGCTGCCGCATCGGCTGGAGCGAGCGAGGAACCTGTCGACTTCCGCCCGGGTGAATAAACGCATCCGAAACGGCGCTATCGGGTGCAGGTGCCCGGCTTGCACCAGCTTCTGCGTGGTTGCGTAGCTGATGCCCAGCATCTTCGATACTTCGAGCATGGTGTACGTTAGCTTTGGCAGCGTGGCTGCCTGCCTGTCTTCGACTTCAATAGTTTGTGTACTCATAAACTTTCTATATCTACACAGGTAAGAACTGCATTTTGAAAAAACAGGTGGTTGGATGTTGATCGATATGTTTCGACGCGGTTGGGCGATATGTTCGATCCCTGATGTATACAGTCAAAAAGCCCGCTGCATTTAATCACAGCGGGCTTAAATGCGACTTTCCGGAAAAGTCGGCTCGCCGCACAGGTTGCCCGGATCGCCGGACCTGCACGGCTGCCTTTACCTACGCGGCTGCCATTTCCTTTTGCGTCTCGACGTAGTCGAGTTTGGCGATCAAATCGCTGGCCCAGTCACCGTTTTTGCAAATAGTGAAGTTGATTGGCACGCCACTCGCGCCGCGCAGATATAACTGGTACGCCCACGATTTGATCAGGTGTGGTTTGTTTTTGTCCGGCTTGGTTACCGGGCGTGGGTCGAGGACCAGCTTCTCTACAACCTGTGCAATTGCCTTTCGCAAATCTGGACGTCGGGCAACGTTCGCTTTGAGCGCGGGCAGGTTACTGACAAATTCGCCATAGGCGATGCTCGCTGGGCGTTCGGCGCGCTCCCGTGCCTGCTCTTCGTCAATCTGTAATCGCAATGTTTTTGTTTTGGCTTCCTCCAACTTCAACCGCGCGTACAGCGTGGGTGATGGTTCACTATCGCCCATAATCAAGCTGGTAAGCTTGGTAACCTGTTTCTCAGCGTCAGCCAACCTACCTTGCAACTCCAAAACCTTCGACGGCTTTGGCTGGCCAGCAACCAGCAGCGGACGAATCAAATCGGCCGATGCCAGGAAGCTTAGACAGGAATTCTCAACCAGCGCAATCGGCACGCTGAAATGTCTGCAATCGGTCGAACCTCTATGACCGGCTTGGCAAATCAACTTGGGTGTGCCGCTCTTCCCGCCAATGTGCGCGTTAAGATTGTAACGGTTGCAGCAGCCGCAACGCGCAATGCCCGTGAACAAGTTGGTTTCGCTTTCTCTCTTTCCACCCGGGCGTTTATCGGGCGGGTGGATGTTCTGCCTGCCCTGCACGCCATGGTAAAGGTCTTCGTCTACAATCGCTGGCCAGACATTCGCGACGGGCGGATCGCTCTGAACGTAAAAGCCCAATGTCGCTTTGTTGGTGAGCAGCCTGCGGACCAATACCGTGTTCCACTCCGCACCCTTTTGGCTGGACACTGACGGCACCTTTTCCTGTCGCAACTTGCGGACTATTTCCAGGGTACGATTGCCCGCCCGCGCCAACTCGAAGACGTGGCGCACAATCTGGGCTTTGGCTTCGATTACAACGGGCTTGCTGGCTTCCACGTCCCACTTGAGCCAGCAAGGCAACCGATTGATTCTGACCGGCTTTCCGCTGCGGGCAAGTGCGCGTTTTTTGTCCCAGTCAGCCTGGATTAGCTCGCACTTGCGCTTGCTCTCACCGTTGGCGCGTTTTCCACCAGAGAAGAGCAGCCATTCGACATGGTCCATTTCCAACGTCTCCGTGTTCACTACCACTCGCTGCTTGGTAAAATGAATTTCCACACCGCGTTTAACGACGGTACGAATCTCATTGACGCTCTCGAAAGCATTCTCGCGACTCCAACGGTCAATATCTTCAATCAAAATAACCTCACCCGGCTTGACCAGTTCCAGCAGGGCTTTTAGTCCATCCGGGTTTTTAGTGTTCCCTTTCTTGCGATGCTTGCCGTGGAAGGCGGAGATGCCTCTGTCGGCAAAGGTCTTTTCGGAGAGGCGCAAACCCTGCTGTTTACAGTAAGCTTTGGCTTCCTCCAGTTGGCGGTCCTCGCTACCGCCAAGGGCTTGATCGGGTGTTGAGAATCGGATGTAACTATAAGCTGTCTTTTCTGGTTTCATGGTCTGTTCTATGTTGTATACATCACAGCGTCATTGCTGTTTCTGTGCACATAGAACAGATTGCCCGCAAAGTGATAGATGTCAACACTTTCTTGAGGGATTCTTGTATACAAATACCTGCTGATTTGCTTATATCTTCGCTGTGAAAGCCAAATTCAAGCTGCCCGCTTCTGAGCGCCTTAAGTTTGGAGAGGAGGAAATAAGCCCTTCCCGTAAACGCGTCTGGAACGCAAAGGTCATCGGCGCTGTGCTGCTCGTCGTTTCGCTCCCGCTGGCCTTGATGGGCTTGGGTATCTTCGGAATCGCCCTATTTCTGGCAGGGCTTGCGATCTTCGTCCTGGCCCGGTTTCTGGAGTAGTCCCGTGGAACTCTTGCTTAGCAGGAAAATCATTCCACCAGCGACAAAAAGTGCTGTCGTAGACGGTTCTGGAATCTGCTGATAGGTCCACCAGCCGTGCTCAGTGACGGTTGTTCCACCAGGAAAAAACTCGTAAAGGTTCCCCTCAAAAGTTGGACCGCTTCCAAATACATCCAAACTGATGCTGTGCGACGAATCATGCAGATTCATAAAAATTTGCGGAGTCGGGGCCAGTGAACCGTAGGCGTCGGACCAGCTTGGGTCATCACCTCGATATGTAATGCCTTCGGGACTGGTAATGGAGATCGAATTTAGAAACAGATCGCTGTCAAACGTGGCACCCGGTTGCATCTCTGCGTCGGTTACCTCAAAACTGCCTTGGAACTTTTGAAACTGGGGATAGATATAGTGCCATTTAAATAACCAGTTAGCCCGTGCGTTGAACGTCATGCAGAGCACGGCTATTGCCAGCAGGGATCGAACGACCTTCATAATGTCCACAAATAGTAAATCTCCTCGGCCCGAACGCCAATGCGAATCAGGCCGAGGATGTACGGTCGCTGTCGTCGGGTAATCCACGGAATGCTACGGAACCGCCAATAGATGCCAGCCCAAGCCGGACAAGTAGCTTCTTGCGCCTGCGCTCGCGCTTGTCGGCCCCGGACTCGATGGGTAGAAAAAGTAATTCTGAAAACTATCGCAGTAAGCTGCGGTTCCGGGCGCTAAACTTGGCTGTGCTGCCGCGAGATCGAGGAACCACTGGTCCTCCGTAGCCGAAGTTGGGCTGCATGCCGCCAATGCGATATGAACCAGATTCGTACCTCCAGCGAGGCTGATTTCCGACAGCCCAGACTGGTAGAAAAACAAATCTTGAAGACTGGGGTAATTCGTTATTCCCGCGACGCTGCTCAAGGTAGTGGCGCTACTGCACGCTATGCCAAACTCCGTAATGGCGTTAGTCGGTACCACTGTGAGGTAGTTCGTATACGGCCCGCTGGTGCTGAAGGTGTGCAGGCTGCTGCTATTGGTCGTGTTGTCGCCCCAAATCCACGTCACGGTTGCGCCGCCGCTTACCGCGACATGCATATTGACCGACGTTGACGTGCTGACAAATCGAATGGCCCCAGGTATCGCAGTTAGAAATTGATTATCGCCGCTGTAGCCGGTGTTGGCACCAGCAGTGGAGGTAACATAGAAATGATAAGTCACATTTGCTGTCAGGCCGCTCAGCGTGACCGAATGACTCGTTGTGCCTGAATTTCCCGTGGTCGACGAGCCATAGCTGGCGGTGGTGCCGTAGTAAACAACTGAATCAGATGCAGCATCGGTCGTCCATGTTATGACGGCCGAATTAGTCGTGGCGTTTACGGAAAGACCCGAGATAAGCGGACTCTGCGGGTTGACCTGCACAGTCCAGCCTTTTCCCAGGAGGGAATCCCTTATCGTAAGGCCGACGTTCGACGGGGCGGCATTCCCGGTTCCGTCTAGAAATGCACTGCCATTGTGAGTACCCATTTGATCGAGGGTCAAAAGGATTGATTCAATGACGCTTCTGGACAACGTGTCGCCCTGAACATTAAGAGCGATGAGATTTGAGCATCCGGAAACGACCAGATTGGTCATGGACGGCATACTATAAAGTAAAAGTTCCTGGAGGTTGGTTTGGCCGTCGAAATGGGCGCTTTGAAAGAAATTGGCGTACGCCTGAACGCTTTCTAGTTTGGGACAGTTGGTAACGGTCAAGAAGATGTTGTCTACAAACGAGTCGTCTCTGAACACCCAAAGCTGCCTAAGCGAAGGCAGAGATTTGAAAGGAATGCCCTGAATTAGAGGATTAGGGTGCGTATTTCGTGCGTCCCGAGTACAAAAATGCCAAATATTTGAGCCGCCATTTGGACCTAAGATGATGTTGGTGATGTTATTGTTGGCAGCCCGCAAATCGGCAAGGTTCGTGCAGCCCGTAAAGTCGAGCACATCCTTGATACCGTTCGTAAGGCCAGTGCCGTCAATCGATTCAAAGCACACACGGTAGAGCTTCGGGCAGTTGGTTACGCTCACCGCCACAAGGTTTGTTGCGTGCCACATTTCCAGATACGTGAGATTGGGCCAGCTATGCACGTCTATGTTCGTCAGGGGATTAAACGCCAAAGCAATATTGCTGATACTGCGTGAGAAGCCCAGTACGGCATGAAGGTTTTGTTGCGCAAAAAGCGAGAAGTAATTGGTCGGCCCCAGATCGTCGCCCGAAAATCCGAAATTTGCAGTCCACACTGGCGGTTGAAGCACTGCCCAATTCGAATAAATCGGTGTGATCGGGTTGGTCACGCCATTGATGACGCCATGAACGGTGTTTGTATCCTGGCACAAAAGGTAAATTTGCCCGTTAGTTGCGACGCCATGAGAGAAGGTGCCGTCCCAAACCTTGCCACGGAAACAAAGCTCATTGGTTCGAGTCCAAATCGGAACCGGAGTTGGAGTGTTTGTGCCTGGAGCCAGCCAAAGACCTTCAGAGACCCAGTTGGACATGGGAACGCTGGGGTTAACCGAACTGATGATTTCGTACACCGCGCCTGCTTTCGTGTTTCTGAGAAAGAGATTAGCAACCTGCTGAGTGCCTGCATCGGCAAGTTGATTGGTCAGACCGAATATCTGTATAAAAAGGTTGGTTCCGTAATCAATTTGCGGCTCAGGCGGCGGGCCTGGGTCCCCACCACCCGGATCGCCATCCCCGGGGACTGGAGGAGGGTCACTCGACTCTGTGAGCATCCGACCAGCTACGGTCGCCCGGTCATCCACCCAGATGTAGCTCGTTCCATATGTTGGCGAATAGTACAGAGTGGCGGATGAGTCCCAAGCGTTCCACGGCAGTGGCGGATAGTCCGGCCAATAGGCGATACTCCAGTAGGTTGCAAAGGGCGGCGCGTCCGCCTGGGAGATCGGCGTCAGGTCATTCGGCAAATCCTGTGCTGGAGCAGCGCAAAAGCAGAACGTGGACAGAGCGAGTACGAGCGTGATGTTTTTCATAGCAGTTGATGATCGAACAGATTCATTGATTCCCCGTGTTGGCCCTCCGCACAGCAAGGTAACACTCCGAACGTGATTCCAGCACTTTCGGAAAAACTTACAAGTAAAATTTAACGTTTACTGCGTTACGTTTTGTAGACGTTTTGTGGTAAGGATTTTATAGATCAATGCGGTTCGCTCCTGGCGCTCCTGCTGAAGTTCAGCGAGCGATTTGCTCTCCCACTGGCTCAGGTCTCCCCTAACCTTTGCCGTAAGCGCTGTTTCGAAAATCATTACCTTTCTGGACCACACTTCTTTGTCCGATTCGCTGCCGTTGGCCTGGTCCAGTTGGAATATGGCAGCAAAGCATAGCCCTGCCAGAGCCGCGAAAGCGCCGATCCCTGTTACCCAACAACTCGCTACTTTCAGGAACGGATGCCGTACGTCGTCGCTGATAACGAAGGTAATCAAAGCGAGTCCTGCAATCAGCGTATAGAATCCAAGGATCGCGATATTCTTCGCCCAGTTGCTCGGCGCAATGCTCGATTCTACCTCGCTCAATTTGGCTCTGGCCTCGTCGAGTTGCTGACGGGTTTGTTTTACGGAGATCGCTAAATCCAAGTCGCTTTCCTCGCTTCGGTACTTTGCGCAAAGTTCAGCCTGTTCCTGGTCGTCCGCCGATAGAGATGCACAATCATCGAGTAGCGTCTCGAAACCTTCCTCGACGTCGCGCAGTCGCGTCTTATCCTCGAACGAGCGCAAATGCTCCGAAATCGGATTGCGCTTGATGTTCAGCAGGCTCTCACGGGCCAGGGCGTATACGCCGATAGTGTTTTGGTTGCGCGCACGCGCTCCCTGGAGCTTCCTTAATAAGGTGTCGACCTGGAAAATGGATTCTCGAAGCCGGTCCTGGTTCTGCTCGATGGCTAACTCGGTTGCAGCCATTTGAGTTTGATGGTCGAGGCTCCGGCGAACCCCGCTCAGTTGAGCGGTCTGAAGTAGATTTGCGCCCAGGTTGCCGTAATCAACCCATGTGTTTTTGCTCGGCATAATGAGATTTTAGACTGTGACGATGTATACATCAGCGCATCGTTAGTAGCAAGAAATATATTTCTATGCGTGGGGAGCGTTCTGGACAGGTATTTAGGGACGAATGGCCAAAGCTCGCCACGACGATATCGATATTTCCTCTGCCCTGGCCGCCGAGATTAAGCGGCGAAGGGAAAAGGCAGGATTATCGCTGGCTGGCCTGGCTGAAAGGGCAGGTCTCAGTCAGACGTACCCAGGGATGATTGAATCAGGCAAAGCGTCGCCAACTGTGGAGAAGGTGTTTGCCATTGCCCGGGCGCTCGGCATCTCGTTGAAGGAGTTAGTGGGTGAGGCGGAGCGGAAGGTTAGCAAATAAGTACGAGGGAGTAAAATACCCGGCTTCGCCACACGGCGGGCCGGGGTGCAGTGAACATCTAAACCTCAGTACGCTGCTAAAGAACTGCCTCGGCTGAAAAAAGCCTCTTCAGAAGCTTCCGTCTACAGTGACCAGTGATTCCGTACTGGTACGGAGCCTTGTTGGTGATAAACGGGTGGTCTCTCAACTGTATTCGGTGCGTTTGGACGGCTTTGAAGCGCAAAGCGATTGACCCTTTTAGTTAGGTGCATGATTAGAAATGCGCGTGAACTTGCTGAAAAACTTGCGGCCGATCCCAATCGAAAACCTCCAAGCCGAGAACTGACTAAAGCGCTAAAATGGCTGAAGCGTGTCTCGGAGCGCTGGGAACTGATACGCGAAAAGCGCCGAGTGCGACGCCTCAAGGCGAAGATCGAATTTAATCGCAGCCACGGCTACCAGGAGGATGAACTATGAGCGCACAGCAGCACCTCGACGTCATAGCCCAGCGCCAGGAGCGAGCAAGACCCAAAGCCAGCCGGTTAATCAGACAGCGGATTATCGAGGCGGCGCTTCACTGGCAAAGCTTCTATCCCCACCACGTTAATTTGACCGGCGTCGATCCATGGAGCCTAAACTGTGTTGGGTCCGCCTTTCGCGTGCTGCTGAAGTACGGCGTGATCGAACAAACTGGGCGACATCGGCGCTCGCGAAAGGAAGCATCCGGATCACGTCGAGTCTTTGAATATCGATTACGCAGCGAGCGCAAGGCCCTGGAAATCCTAAACGAAAACAGAACCACCAACACATGAGGAAACCATCCAAGTATAAACTCAGCCTGGCAGTAAAAGTTCACGTCGAGGCTTGCCAGCTACTTTGCCAGCCGCTGGCAGATAACGATCCCGTCGTCCTCGAACTGGCAGCCCTCTGGGCGGATGTAGACAGCATGGGTCGCAAGTCGCGAGCGAACGCCATGCGTTATCACCGGAAACCAAAATTAGCCTCCGTAGTTAACACCGAGCGGATGGTTTCCGTTCTAACAGTCGGATCGTGAGGTTGGCAGCCAAAACGATTCGAAAATATGAGCGTAGATAGTGAACGTCATTATAGATTCTGATTGCCCGGACGTTATCGGGGTTGACTTAGAGCGACGCAAAGTTGCTCCTGTCTACGCGCCCCGCTGCCAACGTCCGGGCATCTTTTTTCTCCTATGAGCACCAATAACGGCGACGGCAAACCGGCGCGCACGCTCGATCCGGAGACGCAAAGGGCCATAGAGCTTTGGCGAATCCATCACGCGGAACTTAGAGGTGATATTTTGCCGCACTATCTGCTTGGGGCAGTACCCCGCCGTGTGTCCAAATCGAAGGGAAAAGCCATCAAGATTCGGCAGACTCGACGGACCTACGCCGATGCCGTGTGCGCCATGGTGTTGGCGCACATCATTGGTCAGGTCAGGGTCTTGGAAAAGCACCAGCCCTGGTGGGACGGCCCGTCGTATCGAATTAACCGAGGGCAACTGGCGCACGATTTCGATTGCGAGCCAGACGTTATCAGCAAGTGCCTGGGCCGACTGCTCAAGGCAGGACTCATCGGACGCCGGAGAGAGCCGGTGCATAACAGCGAGGGCAAGCCGAAAGACTGGAACATTTACGTCTGGCCAATCATACCCGCGATTGTAGACGCGCTGAAAAAAGCAAGTAAACCACCTGAAAAAAAGAAGCGCGCCAGCTTAAGCGACGATCCGGTCAATACCCCCTTGAACGGGGCACAGACACCGAAAGTCAATACCCCCTTGAAGGGGGTAAAGAGATGCTCTTCAACGGGGTATAGAGAAGCTCTTGAAGGGGGTATAGAGACACCCTTGAAGGGGGTAACTGTCTTAATGTCTTCTGAAGCACAACAGAACAACACCACAATACCGTCGAATGTGTGTGGTGTGATCGCTCCTTCGGAGCTTGCGCCTTCGGCGCTGCGGGGCGCTCCGCGCCCCTCAATGCAGGAGGAACCAGAAGTATCCGGATGGGAGACCTTTCCCGGTGAGCTTGAAGAGATAGACGTAGAGGATACAGAACTTACCCCAACCCAAAAAGCAGCTTTGGTTCGGTATCATGTAGGAGTATATCACCGGCTCGTCTTCGATAGCGCCCCAAAGCTTTCACTGGATAACTTCGAAGAAGGGTTAATCAAAGTTGACCCAACCCTGAACTGGGACGCGGCAGACTATGTCCTGGTAATCGTTGCCGGTTGGTTCTGGTCAAAGCAAGGGGTTACAGAAGACAACGGTCATATCCAGAATTGCTGGGCACTCCTATGTTCGCCTGACGGCGGTAAAAATGGATTGGCTGGTTTGTTCAAGACGTACTCGACGAGCGGCCGTATCGGTATCGATGCTCTCCGGCAAGAGCTTGCCAAAGAATCTGGCTACAAGCTCAAATTTGCAGAACGAACCCTGGAGCAGGTTCAGGACTGGTTGACCGGCAGGCTCGAAAAGCGTGGTCTGGTCAAAAACCCCAACAAGTATTATCGGGAAGACGGAGCGGAACTGTATAAACCGGAGGATGGCTGGTACTCAATTTATTCGAACCTCAAAGAGTGGCTTAAAGGAAACGATCCCGAACTAAAGCCAGAAAAGCGCTGGCTCGACAAGGTGCTTGAGCTTTATCGGCAGGGATTCAGTGAGGGCGATCTGTACGAAGATAAGTACGCAATCGTTGGCCAGGCGCTCACCAACCTCAAGCTGTTACCCGGCAAGAAAACATCCATCAATTGGAAATGATCCCGGAAAGCCCAACTGTAGCGGAGTTCAAGACGGTTTTGTCCAGCATTACCACGTACGGCAACTGCTTGGTCTGCAATAGACCTTTCCTGCGCCCAGGCATGGAAAAGTTTGAGTGCCCGGTTTGTAGTTTTAACCCCGATAGCCTAGACCCGAGAACTTATCGTTGGCTGCACAGAATCGCCACGCAAATAGCGATCATTCCCCATCCCCAGATCGAGTACGAAATCCGGATCATCCGCAAAAAACCACCGCGCTTCTGTCCGGTGCTGTTCGACTTATACAAGAATTCGATTCCGGACGTGTGCTCCATCATGGGCCTGCCCCCTGACTTCTTATGAGTGAAAATCCAACCACAGCCGAGTTCAAAATCATCCTGCGCAACCTGAAGATTTACGCCCGATGTCCAACTTGTCGCCGTCCTAGAATGCCCAATCTGCGCGCCAATGTGGCAAGTAGTTGCGCAAGTTCATCCAGAATGGATCGAAAGGCTTTTCAGGGGTCGTGTGCAAATTCGCCGTGGCCAAATTATTCTGCCTTCATTGGAAAGTACAGCAGACAATGACTGAAGACCCAAGCATAGAGGAATTTAAGGCAATCTTGGCCAGCCTGGAGACGTTCGGCTCGTGCAACTGCTGTCACCGGCCGTTCTTATCGCCAGGGATGACGACGGTGGATTGTCCAGTATGCAAAGACGACTCCAGATTCGTTTTCTGTGAAGGCGTTGCGCATGCCGCGATGAGGGCTGCCCTTTTGGACGGTGACCCTGTACCGTTCACGCAAGAGGACATATTGCAGTGGGTGGTGGAGAATATGACCTGGTAGCTCAGCGCATGAAGTAATGCTGGAGATAGGGCGTAATCTTTGTTCCACGTCGCAGCCCGATCAAGAACCTAAAGCCCTCGCCATCATTGTCGTTATCGATCTTTGCGATCCCAAGCAGGACTGCTCCAGAGCGAACAGCGGCAGCCATATCCTCAGCGTGTTTGCCAACGCACAAGCAATCGATGTCTTGCAGGGCTTCAATGGACGATTCAGTCACCAAGCTCAGCATTTCCTTCGTCAGTTTATTTGCAGCCATGTAGACGATGGTGCCCGACCGGGAGGTGCGGTCAATCAGTTCTTACAGGGTGACGTGAGTAGTTAAAGCGAAATGAATGATGATACATCACGGTTGGATGAGGCGCGGCACGCACCAGGGAGCGCGTATACGCTGTTTCTATATCCTGGGAACCCTCTACCTGTACGCCCGCTTCGCCGGTAAAGGCACTAGCCCCTACTCTTTGTCTACAACACAAAAAATAAAAAGCACACATGTCGGCCACTGATCAGGACGTCGCTATGGCTGACTGTGAAGTGCTGCCGCCTCCGCCTCCAGCGCGCCGCGTAAAGCCCTCGCCTGCGCCAGTCGAAATCCAGGAAGCACCGCAACTCGGCAGGCCGGTGACTGAGTACCTCAAAATGCCGATCTTCGGATCGATGAAACAGTGCGAGGCGGTTGCACATATTCCGCTGCACATGCAAAAGGAAGCCAAAGACGCTGGTTGCACAGCCTTCCATAATTCCAATCGTGTGGCTTTGGAGCCGTTGCTCGCCTGGATTTTTTCCGATGATCGTGATGACGGCGAGAAGCCACTCAAGAAAGTATACGATCATTACCATGGTCAAAGGGAGAAGCTGAAATTCGAGCGCGAGGCGGAGCAGACGCTCTTCAAAGCTGAAGTGGGTGCTGCGATCAACAAATCCATGTCGCTGCTGTTCGCTTCGCTCGACAAGCTCTCTGATTCCCTTCCAGGACTTTTGCACGGGATGGACGCGCCAGAGATCAAAACCAAGCTGGCCGAATCCAATGAGTCACTAAAGGCGGAATTGCGAACTGCTTTTGAGACGCTGACCAAACCACCGCTGCCGATCAAAGCACGACGCGGAAAAGGAAAATGAAGGTCGAAGAACGATTTGTATACGACACTTTTGCTGGCGCTGTGCCTGGACCGGCCAACGCCAGCGTCGTTGAGTATGCAGAGAAATGCGTGCGATTGGTCAGCAGCCCAACCGGCGAGACATTCGACCGTCGCACCAAGCCCTGGCTTAATCCGATTTTGGAATGCGCGACGGTACCGGGAAAATATAGTTTCGTAAAACCGATCCAGAACGGCGGCGGTACTACGGCAGGCGAAATAATAATCCTATACTGGCTGGGAAACTGGCACAGCGGTTCAGTTTTTTATTATTGGCCTAACGACCTTAAGGCCGACGACAGATTCGTAAAGTATACGGAAAAAATGCTGAGAGCTTGCCGCCCCGTAATGGACCGGCTCCCGCCCGACCGTAACGCCTGGACAAAGGGTCTCATCCTTTTCAACACCTGCAACTTCGCTCAGTTAGGGGTCAGGACGTCCAGGAATTTGAGTTCGGACACGGTGCGCGGGATCGTCGCAGAGGAGCTACACGACATCGAAGCAGGTTGGGAAAGTGGAAAAATTGAGCAAATGCGCGGACGCCAAGCGGCGGTTTGGAATGCTATCAGTTTTCTGATTTCGAACGCCTCGCAGGAGGGCGACGAGTTTCATCAGGAAGTCAAAGCAGGCACCTGTGAAGAATGGGAAGTCCTCTGCCCAGGTTGTAAACAATTTCACATCATGCGCGCACGATGGGAACCGGAGCGGCCGGACCTGGGCGGCCTTTGCTACAACGCGGATGGGTGCCGTCGTAACGATGGTTCGTACGATTACCCCAAGCTACTGAGCAGCCTGCATTATTCGATGCCTTGCGGCTTCAAAGTGCCGCCTTCACTCAGGGAGCGAAGAGCACTGTCCCTGAACGGCCGCTATAGTGAGCCATACAACAAGTCGGCGCTTCCCAATCATCGCAGCTTCAGGATCGAAGCCGTCGCGTGTCACGAATCCGATTGGCTTGGACTCGTCATCCAGAAGCATAAAGCGCTACGTGCGCTGAAGAACGGTGATCCGCGTCCGCTTTCAATTTATTTGCGCGAACAGGAAAGCCTTTTTTGGAACCCGGCCCTTCGTCCATCGGCAAGACCACTCGAACTGAGCGACCGAAAAAAGGATCGCGAGGGAATGCTCAATCGTCAGTACCGATTTGGTTCTCTTGACTGGCAGCTTGGCGAAGGCGATACGCCCAGTCACTGGTGGGGGCTGATAGTTGATGTCGACGCACAAGCCAACGCTTTAATTGTATACGAGGGTCGGTGCGTTAGCGATGGCGAGGCGGTCGAAGTGATGTCGAGACACGGAGTTCGGCCGAACGCCGTGGCAGTGGATTCGGGTTCGAACACCAAGCACGTCTACGAGTTCTGCCTCAAGAACGGATTCAACGCGATCAAAGCAGTCGGAGATAAATCAATCAGGCATCCGTCGACCGGCACCTGGCACGCCTGGTCTGAGCGTGAGCCATTGTGGACGATGGCGAATCGCACCGGCCCGACTCGCGACAATCCGGTAGAGGAACCGGAATTCTGGCGAATCAGCAAAACCGGCGCGCTGGACCTGCTCAGCTTCATGCGCTCGGGCGCTCGTCGATTTGAAGTGCCCTCTGACGTGTCAGAAGACTTCAAACGTCACTTTGCGGTTTGGAATTTAGAAGACAACCGCATAGCGGCGACCAATCAGATCGAAAAAGTCTGGAAGAAGTCCTCCGAGCGCGCTCATGACCACCTTTTGATTTGCGCCAGCTACATCGCAGTGTTTGTAGACATGCTCGAAGCCGATGGTGCATTTCAGCAAGAGCCAGCGAGGCCGCCAAAAGAATTTGATCCCAATTCTGTCGTTCAAGTCCTGACCCCCGCTTAAAAGTTATGCAACCATACGAAAAGTTGAAACAGATCGCCGAAATTCACGCCGACAATTACGCGGCATCACTGGACCTGGCCGAGTCCGGCACAGCCAGCCCGAAAATGGTCTTCCTCGACGGCTTTTACGCCGCGCTTCAACTCGTCGGCGTGAAAGTGAAAGCGGAAATCGAACAGAGCAAAGCGTCTGTGCCGTCCGGCTCTGAATTCACGCCGGGCGATTACACGCTCGGCATGAACATTCCGCACGTTTACTCGCGATGAATCGGCAGCAGCGCAATTGGAGTCGACCCAATCTCATTACCCGGCAGGAAGTCGCAGACCTTGCCCGCATGAGTTACGACTCCATTTACCGAAATGAGCGACGCCTTGGGCTTTATCAGTGTCGCGTTTCGGTAAATGAGCGCGTGATCTTTTACAACGAGGCCAAAGTGATTGGCGTGCTGGTTCAGGTCGGTATTCTGGAATCCGCAGGGACGCTTTGCGGATAGAGCCGCGACAAGTGCGTACAACTGCAAATTGATTCTTTCATCACGCCGAAATGAAGCTTAGGCGTGGCACAACTCAAAGCTGAGTTAAAGCGAGCGGCACTTTCCAGCCTGTACCGGCAGGCTCAAAAAACCTCCACGGCTCTAGCCGATGCTCTGGCCAACTTTCAGGACGCCAACTGGCAGCAGTTGAAGCGCGGCAAGCTCGTCATCGCATCCACGGGCGCGGGCGACTCGGTAACGTACAGCATTCCGCAGGTCTGGCAGAGCTTCACCCAGGATGAATTCCTTTGCCTGACCCAGGAACTAATCGAGGTTTATAGTTCCGCCCTGGTTACTTTGTCCGCCCAAGGAAACAGCAGCCCCAGCGACGATGATATTTTCGCCACGATGCTGGCGGATGACCGGTTGCAATCGGTTACTTCACTTTACCACGACCACTCGCTCGGGCGCTGGCCGGGCCGAATGTAGACATGGTTATCATCGACCAACTCAAGCAGTTTTTCCGGCGCTCCAAAAAGCCCCAGTCGATGCCTGCTGATTCGCGGCAACCCGCGATAGTCATTCCCGATAACCAGGCAATGATTCGGGAGGTTCCGCTCTACGATTCCAGCGGACGGTTCCAACTTTATCCCGGCCCGATGGAAGGCGGGCGAATTCCCTTTGCCCGTTACGAAGGCGCTTTCACTTACTGGCGGGATCGCAGCTTTTTGCCTGCCAGCATTCAGGACGCACGGTACGAGGCAAACGGTAGCGTGCGCCTCGAATTACTTCGCAGAGCTATTTATTTTTTTGAGAACGACGGCCTGGTTCAAAAGCTGGCGCACACTTTCCCCCAGTTCACTGTCGGCGCAACCGGCCTTTTAGTTATCCCAAGTTCCGAACAGAACGAGGAATGGAACCAGCTTTCCTCTGAGCGATTTCACGAGTGGTGCCACGCCCCCGATCTGTGCAGCACCATGAGCTTCGGTGAATTTCAGTATGTCACGGCCAAAACCTGGCTGGTGCAGGGTGAGGCGTTCTGGCGCAAGACTTTCGACTCTCTCGGCAAGCCAAAACTCCAGTTCATTGAGCCGCACCGCGTAGGCACACCTTCGGACCGAAGCTTGATCGATGGCAAAACCGTTTTTGATGGCGTCGAGATCGATTCAAACGGCAGGCCGGTAGCCTACTGGGTCCGCGTAGACGACTTCAGCACCGGCGACGTTGCGTCTTTTCCCTTCGGGCCGACTGGCACCATCAGCCACGGGATTTCCGGCGACTTCAAGCGCATTCCAGCGCAGCAGATGATCCACATTTTTCTGCCCGACCGGGTTGGAATGCTGCGCGGCATCACGGCTTTCGCCGCCTGCATGAATGATCTGCACGATCTCTCTGACCTTTGGATGTACGAAATGCGTGCCGCCAAATCCAACTCTGAGATCGCCAACGTCATCATCAATAAGACCGGCGAGGCTAACACCAGCATGTCTACGCACACCAAATGGGGCCTCAACACGACCAATGCCGCTGGCAATCCGGCAACCAAGGACGTGCCGCAATACTATGAAGTAACCATGGGAGGCCGGACCATGTATCTCGTTCGGGGTGACGATATTAAGGAGTTTGGGAGCCGCGAAAGGCCAAGCGCGGCTACGCAATTTTTGTGGGACTACATCATTTCACGCATTTGCGCTTCCGTGAACGTTAGTAAACTTTTGGTGTACCCGTACTCGAATCAGGGAACCGTAGTACGGAGCGATCTCGATTGCAACGCAACCGGGTTCAAACAGAAATCAGCGGTCATCGCCCGCGCCTGCCGTGAGGCTTATCTGTGGGTGACTGACTACAACACCAGGTTTGATCGGGCGATGCGGAAAAGCAAAAAGCCCGATGACTGGCAGCGCGTGACTGTGCGCCCACCGCGTTCGATCACCGTCGATCTTGGCCGGAACAGCCAGGCCGCGATAAACGAATTCATGGCCGGGCTGGGCACGGCGGCAGACTGGTTCGGAGAAGAAGGCAAGGATTGGCGGCGAGAGTACCGGCAGGCCGCTGTCGAGCGTGCCTACCTGAAAAAGGTCGCCGAGGAGCAGGGATGCACACCGGAGGAAATTATGCCGCTCGTTTACCAGAAAATCTCTTCGCAGCAGCCCGAACCGGTTGAAATCAAAGAGTCCAAAACCAACGGCGAGCCAGCAACCAACGGCTTCCAACATCGATTGAACTTCTCATGAGCGCGAAAAACAAAAACTGGCTGCGAGTCGTAAATAAAGCGGAAGCGGATGCCGCCGAGATGGTCATTGACGGCGACATTGGCGAAAGCTGGTGGGACGACAGTGGCACAACTTCCAGACAATTCAATGAAGCGATCAATCAAATCCCCAAAGGCCGAAAGATCAACCTCCACGTCAACAGCCCAGGCGGCTCAATTAAAGACGGACTCGGCATGTACAACGCCATCAAAGCCAGAGCCGACGACATCACGGCCTACAATGAAGGTTACTGCTTTTCGATTGCCAGCGTTTTCCCGCTCGCGGCCGGTAAGGTTGTCAGCCCGAAGTCTTCCGTATGGATGATCCATGACCCGCTGGTGATGACCATCGGCAATATTCAGGAGCATGAGCGCTCGCTCGACAACCTGAAAGCCAATGCCGACGTCATGGCCAGCATCTACGCCGAAAAGTGCGGCATGGATGAAGAGGAAATGCGGGCCATGATGCGAAAAGAAACCAATTTCACCGGCATGGAAGCAGTCACCTACGGACTGGCCGACACCACCGGCGACGAAGACCTTGACGCTGAGATCAAAAAGCAAGCCGAAGACCCCGATGCAGAGCCGGACCCGGACGATCCCGACGAGACAGAGGAAATGGATGCTTCAGCCAAAGCCAATCTCAAAAAGGGCATGGCCGCGTTCAACCGGATGAAAAAAGAGTCCATGGCCATAGCCCGAAGACTTTTCAAGCCCGCTGCCGTCATGGCATCGGCAAACATCAAACAAGCTGGCAACGCCGCCAGCGCAACAACCAACCAAAAAAGTATGAGTGATAAAACTGAAACGACCGTGGCGGCAGGTTCGACAACGACCACTGCCAGCAATGACAACGACAAAGTGATTGCCGCGTTCAAGCGGGAGCGCACAGCGCGGATCACGGCGGAAGTTACCCGTCGTGCTGAGAACAAAATCGAAAATGACAATCTCGACTTCTGGATCAACCTCGCCATGAACGCGGAGGATGAGGCAGAAGTATACGACCAGATCGAAGCAATGGCGGTGAAGCTGCCCACCGATGCCGGTGAGCCAATACAGGCAGAGCGGCCAAAGGCGACGATTGATGCTCAGGAAATGGAAATCCGCCGCCCACGCTGCTCCCGTGCGCCTCGCGTACCGTACGCGATGAAAATTCGCGAGATTACGGACCCACACAAACGTTTTGCCGCTCTCCAGCGGGATTGGAGTGGTCTAATGGCCGATGCGATCAAACGTGACGAAGCCGAAATGAAACGGCAGGGCGGTCGCGAGCCAGTTGCGGCCAACAGCTTCAGCACCGGCCTGACGACAGACTTTCTGTTGGACGTCGCGACAACGCGCCTCACCAATCGCTTCGCCGCGTTGAAGGCGCTGTCCAGAGACTTCAGCGAAGATCGCTACAAGCCATTCGCCACAGCCCAGGGAAAATTCCATGTGGATTCTGGCGCTGCCGCGAAAACATCTAAAGGAGCCATCAGCAATTTTGAGACGAGTGCCGACACCGTCGTGCAGGTCCCTGTCACGATGCAGCACGTGTTCAAATCTTTCTCTGTGGCGCAGGACGAAATGATGGGCGGCATGAGGCTTGAAAATCTCGCCAAGGGCAATCTCGGATCGCTCGCCAACTCAGTCATGGACATCGCGCTCGCGCCGCTCGCAACCGGCACAGGTTCATTTCTCCTGAGCGGCACACCAACCACGGTGGGCAGCTTTGGAACCTGGTTTGTCTCGACGGGCACGTTCGGATTTACGCCGCTCGGCGACATCTGGGCCGCTTGTCAGAAATTCGCCGAGAAGAACATCATTCTGGACGGCAAATACCTGTCCAAAATCATCAATCAGCCCACTTACTTCCAGATGGCGGGCGCGAGCGCCGATGGCGCATCGGAGGCATGGCGCGCCTTCGGCTGGGACAATGTGGCGCTGAATACGCGTTGGAACGCAGTACCGGCCAACGTACTCGGCTTTGCTTGCGACCCGCAGGCGATTGTCTGCGTGGCGGGCCTGCCGCTCACGCCGCCGAATATTACGGGCAACACTCTGCTTGAAGCGGTTGAAACGATCCCTGGCATCGGCCTGAGCATTGCGGCATATTCTTGGTTCCAATTGTCTACAAGAACGGTTTGGGCGAGTTTTTCCGTGATGATAGGAGCGAACCAGGGGGACCCTACGGCGGGAATCATCATCTACAACAGTACAATCGGCGCTCAGACCGCGCCGACCAGCAACTTCTCAGGGTTCTAAACGCAATAGCGATCCCGCCGCCAGCACCGACAACTGACGGCGGGAAATTCAACCGTGCCATTTCCACGCGGATTAGAAGATTTGCAGGAGGGCTTTTTAGCCCGACTGGATCGCTTTGGCTGGTGCCTGCAAATCGTCCGCACGGGCCAGAAATTCAAGGGCATTATTCAGCCGGTGCCCGCCTTCGATCCGACTTTCGAGCTTGGGTCGGACATTCGCGAGAAGGGCATTCTCTATGCGCTAAGCGAAGACGTTTCAGACGTCGTGCAGTTCGACCGGCTTACCGTTGTCGGCCCGGCTGAAGACCCGAGCAGCGAAGAGCCAGCGACTCTGGAGCCTGATGGCGATGAGGAACCAATCATCTGGAAAGTGACCCGCATCGAAAATAATCCAGGCGATTACAAAAGCACATTCTGGCTCGAAAATGTCGTGCCGGGGAAGGACACATGACTGCTGAGCTTGACACATCCCGCGCCGTGGCAGCCCTTGAAGGGCTTGCCGATGCTTTGGGTCAGGATGCCAGCGAGTTGGTCCGGGACGAATCGCGCCGTCTTATTCGCACTATCACGAACATTACTCCTCCGGGTAAAGGCGGCAGGCGTCTGGGCGAGCAGGCGATTGAGAAACAACTTTCGAATTTGTTCAGCGAGGCCGGACCGCCACTCATTGATGAGATTGGTTCCAAATACGGAGTACGGGACATCAGCGCGGCTTACATCACCGAAAAAACCGGTGAGCGCATACAACTCGACTGGAAACAGCTTGACCCGACTGGCGACAGGATGGCCGAAATTCACGCGGCCAATCGCGATCCAAATACAGGCAGGGTCAAAATCATCCGACGCGCCAACAAAGGAACTTGGTCCAGCCGCGCCGTGGTGCCCATGGGTACGCGCGCTCCGTATATCGCCCGTGTGAAGCAAAGAGTGGGCCGCTGGAAAGCTTCCTGGGCGCTGGGAGGATCAAAGCTTGGCGACAGCTACCCAGGCTGGATAGCGCGACATTTTGGCAGCGTAGACAATATCTCAATCGTCGATCTCTCCGGCCTGGCTGACAAAGAGAAGCCAGCAATAGTTTTCGGCAGCAAGGCAGCAGGCAATAACCGCATCCGAGCGCTGGTCAAAGCCGCACTCGATATTCGAATCAAAGCGATGCTCAACCGCACCCGCCTTGTGACTTCCGGTTACAAAAAAGATGTGGCGCAAAGCATTCGCCCAAAAGCCCATGCCAAAGAGACGGCCAGCAGTTCACCAAGTGAAGGAGTGGATTAAGTGCCTACAGACGCTGATTATCTCGCTATTTACGATCTGGAAAATATAATTCCAGCGGCGATTGCCCAGGTCTTTACCGCTAATGGTTTCACCGCCGCCAGCGCTTTGACGGCGCAGAGCGATCCTGCATCTCAGAGCAAGCGTCCTCGCATCGAAATCTGGTTAAAGGTGAACGGCGCGTATCTTCCGGTGCAGGAAGCTCATATGCCCCAGGACGTGTCCCTGAATTCGGCCTACAAGGGCACGCTTACCATCTACGCTGTTTCCGCCGCCGACAACCCCGGAAAGCTCGTGCATTCCATCTTCCGGTCCAGAGTGCGGGCGCTGACCGCTCAGATGCCTTACCTAGTGAATGGCGTCTATTTGACCAAACACAAGCTGCACGCGCCGATGGTGGATGGCGACACGGCGGTGAGCATAAAGACGGAGAACGATCTTCAAATGTCTACGCTGACGTACAGCATCAACTTCTCAATCCAGAACGATGCCTGGGCCGCGATTTTATGAGCACACTTAGACAAGCTAACTTCACCGCCAATCTGAATGTCAGTATCGATAACGCTCTTTCGTTGTACACCGTGAACGACGGCCTGAGCCAGGCATTCAGTCAGCTTTTCGCCAGTGGTACCGGAGACAATCAGGTAAACAAGCTCTACTCGGCTCAGGTAACCACGACGGGCGCGGGATTGAACCTGAGTGTTTACAATTTCGGAGGCGCGAAAGACGCTTTCGGCCAGGCGTACGCTCTTGCCGGAGTCCGACTTCTCATTATTCAGAGCTTCAGCGACAACAATATAGTCGTGTCCATCAGCAGCGGCCTTGGTAACGCCTGGCAATATCTTTTCGGCGGAACGACCGACGATAAACTTAGAATCAGTGCTCGCGGCACATTGGTTTTGCTGGCCCCGACTAACGTCGGCTATACGGTCACCCCCAGTGCGAACACTATCAACATTGCCGATGAATTTTCGCTCACCACCACTTTTAACATCATGGTCCTCGGCTACCAGTAGCAGGAGAAACATATATGTCAGAAACAATTACATCTCGTATACAGCTTTCGGTTTCAGCACTGATGCAGAACCAGTTGGGGCTGGAACCTCTGGGCGCAAATCCAGCGCTGTCTACAATTACAAACTGGGTCAGCGGCATCGGCGCAGGCCAGGCCAACCAGCTTTTCATCGACCATCGCGTACTCAATGGAACTACGAGCGAAAATATCAATGTCGCCACTTTTTCCGGTTCGCTGGACGCGGTCCAAGGCACGATTTCGATGGCCAGAATCAGAGCGGTAGTGGTTCAAAACCTTTCCGGCACGGTGAATAGCGTGCTGAATAGTTCCGGTGGAGGCACTATTGCGGGCTTTCCGTTGAACGAATCGGGCAGCATCACGGTTGGCGGCGCTGGCGCAGGCGCATGGACGCCATTCGCCAATGGAAATTCGGCGGCGAAAGTTTCGATTCCGGGCGGCGGCTCACTTTACGCGATTGCGCCCGGCGCGACTGCCTGGGCTGTAGGCAGCAGCAGCGGCAGCCTGCTACAGGTCGCTAATCTGGCTTCAGCAGGGAGCATTACTTACAACCTCATGCTCATCGGCGCTAACAGCTAACCACTTTAACCAAAGGAAAATATATGTCTTACAATGACCAAAGTCGGCCATTCGGCTTCAAAAAAGTAAGTATCAAACGCGTGTCTGCGGGCGGCGGTCCCGGCGTGGCCACTACGTGGGGAACCGCGCCAACCAATCTCGCGAACGTCGTTCTGGAGAGCGGCAGCGTGAACCGGCCGCTGCAAAGCGTTGAAGTCCGGGACGAGAGCGCTAACCCTACTGATTCGTTCGGCGTGCCCGGTTTCGTTACCGGCTCAGCCGTGGCTCAGATTGCCAAAGACAACAGCAGTGACGGTAGCAGCGGCATCCTGCCGACCGATGGGTTCACCCTCACGCTGGAGGCCGCCATCGGGCCAGAACATTTCGTCATCACCGACGTCGGCCAGCCGTACGCGCAACTGGACTATTTTAAGCAGACAATAAGTTTCAAAAAGCTGTACGGACCGGCTTCCGGCCTGTAACCATGACGCTGGAGATCGATGAGGTTCCAGGATTAAAGCTGGCGCTCGAACGGGAAGCCTTCCTTAGAGACGCCGCTTTTCTTCCCGTCAACGAATCCATAGCCGGATTTGAAGCCGTGCCGATGACGCTCCGCGAATATGGGCTGCTCCGCCTGATGAAATCTCCGCTGCTGGCGTTTACGCTGCCCACACCTGTCCAACTGACTCAGTTCCTTTGGTTTCTCAGCCCGCAGTACACACCCGTAAATGGCAAAACCAAGCAGCGATTCCTGCGCCGATGCCGCCGCTACTTTCATCCACCAGCCACGCCGTGGACCAGAATCAAATTTCTGCGCCGCAGGTGGGAGCGCAAGACGCTGAAACAATTGAAAGCTTTCTCAGACGTGGTCGCGTGCGCCCGGCATTACGTGGCTGATACATTTCAGGATCGGCCTGGCAATCCCATGGGCGTGGAAGTCGAACCGGATTACTATTCCGACGCCGCCTCATTGTGCGGCATGATTGCCCGCGAGTACGGCTGGAAGGAGAGCGATATACTGGGCCTGCCGATCAAGCGCCTGTTCCAGTACTTGAACGAGATCAAAAATGCCCACGGCTCGCAGGCTTTCTTCGCTCCCAGTGACCGGCTCAAGCTGGAATGGGCGCGAAGCCAAAACTAAAACATGTTGGAAGAAATTCTAATCAGGCTCGGTTTGGACGCCTCGTCCATGGCCAGCGGTTTGCGTTCGGCCAAGGAAAAAGTCCATGAAGCCGCCCGGGACATGCGGGAAAGCTTCAATGAAGCTTTCAAGCACATAGGCTCGCTCTTTTCTGCGGGTGCCATTATTGCGGGCATTGAAAAACTAGTGTCACACGTCCACAGTTTGCGGGTTGAATCAGAAAACCTGGGTGCTGGGCTGGAATTTCTTCAGGGGTTTCAGCACGCAAGCGAGCAGATCGGCCCGGGCGCGGAGAAGGGCGCTAAAGCGTTGGAAGTAATGTCGCGCACGCTCGGCGCGGCCAAGGAAGGCTCAGCCGAAGCCATCGCCAAGTTTGAAAAGCTTGGCATCTCGGTCGCGGACATAGCGTCAATGAACACCGACCAGATGTTTTTTCGCGTCGCCGATGCGATCAAGGATACTGGAGACGCATCAGTCCGTACTGAGCGTGCCTTTACCGTAATGGGTAAAGCCGGTGTCGCGATGACCGGCATGCTCGCTCAGGGCAGTGAGGCGCTAAAAGAGCACATGAATTCGGCCGCCAAACTATCCGAGGAAGATGCCAAAAATATAGAGCTTTTTCACAGCACTATAAAGAACGTACTAAACGATCTGGAGATAGGTTTAGGCAAGCTTGTCAGTATGTGGGGTCGAGCCTGGACAGATATGGGGAAGCTGGCGAGTGGTCAAAGCTCTAAAATGCTGGCTGAGACAAACGCCTGGATCGCCTCCAAAGAGATGGACAAACGCATCGCCCGGGAAGTGGAGCAGTCCGCCAAAGCGGAGGAAGTTATTACCCAGGCCAAGCTCAGGGAAAATAAAAAGCGCAACGATGAGATGGAGAAGCAGAGCGGAGAAGTCCGCAAGGCCGACCGCGAAATCGAATTGTATACGTCTGGCGCTGAGCCTGGCTCGGCTGAGTTCATTAAAGCCAAAATCGAATCGGAGAAGGAAGTCATCAAAGCGCTGGAGGAGCAGCGCGGCATCACGCAGGACGAGACCGAGCGAAACGCGCAACTCGTGGACTTGCGCAAGGTCCAGGTTGACCTGGCCCGTGACGAAGCAGGGTTGAAGAAAAAGGAGCGCGAGGATCAGGACAAAGCCGCCAAAAAACAGGAAGAGACGGCTAAAAAGCAAGAGCGTGCCGACGAAAAGCGCAAAAAGACCGTCGAAGAAATCGCCAAAACCGAGGATGACATCGCGCTTGCCAAGCTGAAGCAGCAGGAGGAGCGCACTGGCAAGTACCGGCCCAGCCTGGATGAACTGGCAAAGTCACGCGGACCGTTCCAGGGCATAGCACAGCAAATCCAAAAAAATGAAGCCCAGGCCAAACAACGATTTATCGCCGGTAACATTGAAGGAGCCAATGCGCTTATCAATCAGAATGAAGGCTACGATCAAACGGTCGGCTACAACCCAACTCAGGAGCAGGAGCAGTCAGCGATGACAGACTTTGCCGCCGCCAGCAAAGAGCATCCCGCAACGTCCACTGCCGACGTGTGGAAGCGAAAACAGGACTACTGGAACCTTCAGCACGGGATTGGCTTCACAAAAAAGGAGCACGTGCCTGGCTTGCTGGACAAACTGCGCGGCCAGAACGGGCCGCTCTCTCCCGACATGGCCGCCATCGAATCGGAAAAGCATTTGAAGGCGTTAACAAAAATAGTCGATGGAAAGACCAAGCTCCTCGTAAAACCCGAACTGGATGACTGATGCCGCTCCCCTACGCCAATCCTGCTTACAGTGACAAAGCGCATACGGTCGCGACGCCGATGGGCTTGCCTGTTTTTAGCAGTGGTGTTCCTAACACCACTGATGAGCATATCTTGACACAGGAGTTTTACATGGCGCGGTCGAAGTTCACGCCGCTGGCGCTGAACACGCCACATCAGGATTATCCTGATTTTGTTTTGACCAGCGAGAGTGAGAAGCAGGACATGCTGGGCGCTGTGGTCAAATGGACCCGCGAGTACCGGAAGGTGCCGGACAGCTATTCAGATCAAACCACCTACAGCTATCACTTTATAGGCTTTCAGCCTGATTACTATGATGGCACGACCACGCTGACGCCCGGACGCATCCCTTTCCATCGTACAGTTCCCTGTCGATTGCTTTATGAATTTTTTCTCACCGACCCGAGCGGCACCGTGATCAATCCTTCGGACGGAAAAATCTACAAAAGCCCCGATGAAATACCGGTGCTGAGCGCGCTGCTGTACTATAATGTAGACGAGATCGTCACCACCAATAATCCCACGCCCTGGGTGCCGGTAGATTTTGTCATCTGGAACATTCCTCCAAATACGCACCCGGCAAGCTCTCCAAAGCTCTCCAGCTACAAAGCCTGGATTAAAAACGCCCAAACCCATGGCTTTGCCGGTGACGTCGTGACCAATGGTCAAGACCCTGATGGCTTCAATCCCAATACGAAAAATCCAACCTTGATAAGTCCATCACAGTTTCTGGTCGAGGATTCCAGGCTGACCAGGTGGTCCGGGAATATTTGGATGCGTACCAGCATGACCATTCTTGCCAGATGAGCAAACCCAAACCACTCACGATCCACGCCGGAATGGATGTGCCTAAGTTTCAAAAGGGACCGGGGCACCCCTCTACATTCTCAGCGGCGGACATGAACGTGTTGAGGGGGATTTGCCAGGCATTCGCCAAGCTTCAGGTGCCAGGCGGCAGCTTCACCATGAGTGAAGAGAACGCCATAATCACTTTCAATAGCAGCGGCAGCAACACCGCAAATACCCCTTTCTTCCATCCCTTCAGAATCTACAATGTGCCCAGCCCGGTTCCAGGCGTCGCACGCTGGCGCTGCTGGCAGGTGCGCGGCGGCTATCTCGGCTGGCGTAGCCGGTTTTCAGTTTTATTCGCAATGTTCGGTCAGGAGCAACTTTTTACCGTCAATTCCGGCACCGACCAAATCACGGGCCAGGATACCGCTGTTGGATACGATTACTTTTCGCCCAGCACGACTCTTTTCCCAGTGGGAGTAAAAGAGGCAGTTACCGTTCCACTCGGCACGGTTGGCGATCCGGGCGATGTTTCCTCCGGAGTTTCGACGTACGGCCATGCAGCCACGTTCATCCTGAGCGATACGCTGGATGACTTTGGCGCTATTCAGGCATCGTTTTGGATTCAGGTCATCGACGATGGGACCAATTTCAAGTTTGATATTCGCTGCCGCCGCTGGGGTGAAATTCCTCTAGGCGCAAGTGCAGTACGTGATCCATATCCCGGCGATGATGAGTACATAATTCCTCTTGGGCTTCTGCTTCCCAGAGGCGGTATAGATTTTCCCAGCGATCCTACCGATCTGGTCGTGGAGCAGCTTACGGCCAACCATTTGAGTAATCGTTGGACCCAGAATATCGCCTGGATCGGCGCTGGCGGCGCGAGGTTTGGCATCAACGCCATGAACTGGAGAGGCTTCTGGGATGATATCGACACTTATGGCCTGGCTGGCCAAGTGTACTATCAGGACGACTGCGTTACGACTTTTGATCAAATCACTGACAGCAATGGTGACACCTTTTTCACCGACAAAACCTGGATACGTTTCGGTCAGCCCGCGATTGTAAACGACGCTCCAGACGTGGACGGAACCAACTGGACAGCACTAGGAGAAGGAGTATGAAGCAACTTACAAATTTAACTTGCGACACAGTGGACGCGCCGGACATGCAGTTTCCGACCGCCGCTCACTTTTCAGCATCGGCGCGCCGTCTGGCACTCACCAAAGAGTATTTGATTCTCTACAACGACGCTGTTTGCGTAAAGGTTGCCGTTGCCGATCTTTTCGCTCTCGCCCAGAGCAAGGAACCTAATCTCAAAGCACTGACCAAAGAGGAAATGAAATCGAGACAGCAAGCCATTTTGGCGCAGAGGCAGGCAAAACAATCAGGGCAGCCAAGTGCAGGGAGTAGTTAGTTGTATGAAAAAGCTGGTTACAGTTTTGTTTACGATACTGCTGGTGCTCAGTGCGTCGGCTTCCACGGTCAACTTTTGGATGACAAACTTCATTGCTGGAGGAGGACCAATGACAAATGGTCTTAAGCTCTCACCAGTTGGCCCACCAGTCGTGAATGGAATCTTTATGCAGTACGGTCGGCCGACGTGGCTGTGGCCGAGTGCAGTCACTGGCATGGCTTCAACCAATTTGCAAACAGGCGTATTCCAACTCGAAATTTACGGCTTCACTTTTCAGCGTCCCATCTATTTCGTGGTTCCCAACGATTCGGCCACTTACAACGTAACCAGTTTGATTACGAATGGTGTCGCAGGGGTGATCGGCGGACTGCCGTACGTGTCGCAAATTACCGCTGGCTCTGGCATCGACATTTCGCCAGATGGTGGACAAGGAAACGTCACCGTGAATCTGGCTGAGCAGATTCCAGTTGGCAACCCGCCCACCAACGCTGTGCTGTATACGACGAACATCGTCGTCATGACGCGTGGCGAGGACACCAACCATTTCATCATTTCCGGTGCCGGGTCAACCTTCGTGAACGGCACGAACTATACGCTAAAAACTCGTGTTGGCCTGGTTGCGGTTTATACGAATGACACGGGCACGGCTGACATCACTGAAGACCCGGATGATATTGATTTCTTCTGGACGCTCAGAAGTACGGCAGGGAGCATACTTTATGGAAATTCATCAGGAGTAGTCCAATTCTGGACCAGAATTAACGGCTTGAATCCTGCGCCTAATCAGAGTCTGAGCGGCTACGGTTTCAGCACGAACTCTTTCACTAACTTCATCTCGACCATTGCGCTGCCGTGGGCAGTGTCGCAGACGAACCTGCTTTTCGTCAGTCCGTTGGGTAATGATTACAGTGCGGTGCGAGGCGATCCCACGCATCCGTGGAAGCACGTCGCGAGGGCATACACGAACATGCTGTACCAGTTCGACGTGATGGCCATTCAGCCTGGGGTGTTCGACGAGCGGGCAGAGCTAAACAACGTTATGCCTCAGCTTCCGGCTAACTGCGTCATCTACGGCTCTGGTCGCGGCGTGAGCAAGATAATCGGAACTCAGAATAGCGCGATATTTAGATTGGGAAACTCGAACAGGATGGAGCACTTGAGTCTTCAGGCTTGCCAGATATATACGGCGTCGGCATCAAGCTGCACCAACGTGGTGGTTAATGACGTGGAGGCCAACGCTGACGGAGATGTGTGGGTGTCGGATCAGGGAACGTCCTTGGCATGGGACCCATTCATAATCGACTGCGACTTCAGCGGCAATTCCGACAAGATTGCCGTGCTTGAGCACATCACGGCCACTGACCAAACGAACTCACGAATCTACATCATCAACACAAGAATATCTGGAGGCCCAGGCGCTGACGGTGACGGGATGAACCGAGGAAACACCACATCTGACGGTGTGAGGTTTGGACAGTTTGTCACGCTCGGAACCCATGTAATGGTCACAGGCAAGACGAACTCGACGTTCATGGGCTTGTCTTCCCAGGTGAGCACTAGCGGAACCTTTACCGCAACCGGCCCCGGCTTCATTGGGCCTGGACCTGGCATCACGGCGATCAATGCGGCCAACCTAAGCAGCGGCACTTTGCCAGGCGCAAGGTTCCCCGCCACGCTGCCCGCCGTTTCTGGAGCAAATCTGACTTCGCTGAATGCGGGCAACATTTCGGCGGGCACGCTCCCCTTGGCTCGCGGCGGAACCGGCGCGTCATTGTCTGACCCGAACGCAAATACTTTACTGGGATGGGATGATACTGATAACGCATCGGCGTGGCTCACAATCGGGTCTGGGCTTACCTACACACATGCCACGCACACATTAAGCTCGTCTGGCGGGGGCAGCGGCATTCCAGTCAATAATGGGTTTGGAACAAATACCTTCCTGCAATACCCAACGCTATACGGAGACTCTGGTCCGGGCAATTGGATCAGTATTGTCCCATCATCGGGGAATATCGTTTCGTATGCCACGAACGATGCTTCGGGGGCGAATCGAATTACCAACTCCGATCACAGCGTCGTTATTGGTGGTTTGGCGAGCATCATAACTAATTGTTCCGAGTCGGTTATTTTTGGGGGCATAAACAATACGAATGACTCGGGCGGCCAAGCTGGAATTCTTGCGGGCGAGTTCAACATGATTTCAGGAACATCGGCGTCCGACTCTGTGATTCTCGGCGGAAGGCAAAATTTAATGCAGGGCTTTCAGTCCGCGATTATTGCGGGCAGACAGTGCTATGCGGTTGGAAATTGGACGCTTGCAGCGGGCAGGAGATCGAGGGCAACCCACACCGGGACATTTGTTTGGAGCGATTCTCAGGACGTGGACAACACCGACATCGGGGGTGATACCTTCAATGTTCGCGCTCAGAATGGCTCATATTTCAGCGATGGATTGAGTGCAAACACGGTCACTAATCGTAGCTCTGCGGGCGGCAAGCTTCAATATACCGACACCAACCGAAAGCTTATCGACGTTACCATAGGCAGTGGCCTTTTGTTCTCGGGTGGTACGCTTTCTACGAATGGGCAAACTGTGGTTAGCGGCGGCGGCTTAGGCTACACGATCCCAATCATCGCCGTCGCGAGCGGCAACCCATCGGCAAGTACGACCTATTACGTTGGAATGGATAGCTTGGTAACACTGCAAACCACTTACGCCAACACCTCGATAAAGATTCCCAAATCTGGCACGATCAAGGCTGCGTTCTTCAAGTGGAGCATAACGACTACTGGCAGCGGCGAAAGCGTGCCTTTTTCAATCAGAATAAACGATACCACTGATGTTTCGATTCAATCCGTTGCGATGAACGCGGCCAGGGTGGACGTGTTTAGCTCTTCGATGAGCCAAGCGGTGAGTGCCGGAGACACTTGTGCGCTTAAGATGGCAACTCCAGCGTGGGTCAGTGCTCCGGCTACAATCAGGGGTGAGGGCTACGTCTACATTGAATGAAAAAGCAAATTGCCGTTTCCGTTAATCCGACCTTTGGCGGGATCACCTCGCTTGATCTGTCAGCGTTAAAGCCGCTGCTGGACGATGGCTGGCTCGTCAATAGCACTTGCGCCTCAACCAATGGCGCGATTCTGGTCATTCTGGAAAAGGACGCTTCTCCTGCTGCCGAATAAATTTTATGAGCGACATCAAACCACCAAAACAAGTGAACCTGAACTCCCTCCTGCTTCTGCTGGTCAACCTGATGATCATCATCATCGGCTTCTTCGCCCGCCATTCCCTTGAAAAGCTGGAAGTTTCCCAGGAAAAACTTTGGCTCGCCATTGTCCCCCGCAGAGAGATTGAGCTTGAACTGTCCGGCATCAAATCTCAACAAACCCGCTTTGACCTGGAGCTTATCGAACTGCGCGGAAAGCTGACCGTTATAGAAATCAGCGTGGCCCGGATGCAGAAGCCATGAAGTTCTTCGCCGACATGTTATCGGAAGGCGACGGCTCGCCTTCTACAATGCGCGTGCTAAACGTCGTGATCGTGGTGGTCGTGCTTGGCTGCTGGGCTGTCGTAACGATTCACAGTTGGCAGTTGCAGCCGATCACCGTCGAGCAAATGGGCCTGGTCCTGGGTGCTATGGGCATCAAAGCCTGGCAGCGCGGTAAAGAAGTCAACGGAAACGGTTCTAAGCCTACAGCATGAACGACGCGTTTACAGCGACGTACGGACCCAGCATCGGCTCGGAAAAATTCAAAATAATAGTTATGAATGTTGAATCGCTCGAAACTATGGAGTTTGCTTATGCAAACACAGTGACCAACTACGCGACGGCTCAGCGCAGCACTGAGGAAATCCGCGACTATATCCGCGATGTTCTGCGAACGCACAGGTCCACCGTTATCTGCTGGCTGGTCGAAAATGGCGCACAAATCCCTGGTGGATTGCAACTACCTGAAACTCATCCTGAAGTCGGCAAGCAATCGGTGGACGATGAGAAGGCATGAGCGCGGAAGATCAAATCAAATTGGCTGAGCTTAAGAAAATTGCTGCATTAACCAAGTCCGGGTATGCAGGCATCCTCGCCAATGGGAACATTGTAGACCGTCGTGAGCATCCCGGCGCAATTCCGATACCTGCCAACTCTATGTTCGGAACGCCTGAACCCAAGCAACTGCCTGACCGGCCCACGCCCGATCACTGGCCGAGTCACGATTGAAATCGGTTCTATAAGTTAAAAATATGAATACCTCGATTGATAACCAGCAGCCCCCATTCGGATCGCTAGCCATCGAATTCACGCGGCCTGACGGCACGAAAACATCAAAGTTTGTGATGGAAAGCATGGATGTTACGCGGCGCTTACGTAACACGGGCGACCATCATCACGCCGGTGGAAGTGCCGTCGCTCAAATTATTGACCCAGCGGGGCGTGTCAAGGCCGGGTACAGCTTTGCTGCACGGTTAGACAAGTCCATCGGCCTTGAAAAATTTGTCGTCACCAGCACTGACGAGCCGACGACTCTGACGAAAGATAGCTATCCAACTCAGGAGATTTATTTCAAAAGGCAGGAGTGAAATTCGGCGGCGATGATGGCTACCGGCAATTCGACCAACTTCAAGAAAGCAAGCTGGTATTGGCGCTCGCTGTTGTCCTGGTGGATTGGGTGCTGACCAAACTTCGTAGACATGCCCGCTGAAATCTCCATAACCGTCCGCGCAATCTGGCGATGGCGCGAAGCGAGCGGGGACAAGTGCTCAGTATGCGGCGCGCCGACCTTTTTGAAGGAACTCGTTCTCCTGGCGCAGATAGACAACCAGGTGCCGGAAGAGGTTGGCGTTACGGCCTGTCAAAGCTGCGGCGATGCAGTTCTTAATCGTGAATGAGCGACTGTGCGCGTTAGCTGGCAAGGTGGACGGCGTCTTTGAACCGCTGGTTATTCATAGGCCACTGCTCCGCGTCCACGGTAAAAGCAGGCACAGTCGCTTAAAGATTTACGACCGCGTGCGCGCGCATTTGCGCCGGGACAGTGGAAGGCCCTTTGGTGTGGCTGTTTATATTCCATCCCCGCTGGTACTCGTCCACGGAGAAGAAACAGGGCACGCGGTTGGATTTCATATCAGTTGCTCTGCTCGACCTTGGCTAGCCATGCATTGAAGAGCTTCTGACAATCGTCGCACAGGCGCTCAGCCTGGCTGATGTCGTGACCAGGAAATTTCTTTTGGAATTCGGCTTTGGCCTCTTTGTCGCTCCAGCCTTTGGGAAAGATGCCACGGCAGTTGATGCAAGTGAACGTGGCGGCTTTGGGATTGCCGCCCGGCTCTGGTGAGGACATGAACATATTAAAATCTTTCGAGGACAGCTAAAAATCGGAACCATGGTGCCGATTTTTGGTGTTGATGGCTACTCGTAGCTGTGCCGCTAACTCGATAGTCGGGTCCAGAATAGCGAGCAACTTTTCCGGTTCAGCGTAGCCCAGGTACGCCGCCGCTTCGATTTGCGCCTTCCGAAAAAGTCTGCGGAGTTTGGCCAATTCGTCTTTGGTCTCGTGATGCTCTTTCATTTCATCATCTGGGATTATTCCCGCCAATAAGTAAAGGCGACGCAGCGTCATCGATCTGTCACTCAGGAGTTGTTCGCGGCTGGGGTGCGTCGTAATCCATTTATGGAGGTATCTATACTTGTGCGCGGTGCGGACACTTGGAAATTCCGGTTCGCTTTTGACCCAGGCTTCAAATTTGCCTTTCAGCTTTGGCCTCATCTTGGCCTCGCGCAGATATTGTCCGCATTCGAGCGCCCGCTCAATCGCGATCCTGGCTATGCTACGGGCAACCGCTCCATGTGCCTCGCATTCGGCATGCGACTCACGAATGAGTTGCGCCAATTCATCCAGCGTTGGCTTGCGCTTGCGCTTGGTAAGCGGCGTTGTGAGTTTTTGCAGAGCCTTTCCCGGCTCGGGCGACGCCATGAACATTGGCTTTAGTGGTTCAGTTGTTTTTCCAGTTTTAGTCGCGCCATATACGGCACAGCAGGCTATGAGTCTCAGGCCGATCCAAAATAGATTCGACAAGCTGGACGACCTGGCATTTAGGGCATGCTGCAACTGTCATAGCCGCGAATGGCAAGACTTCCGCGCAGTGAGCACAAACGCCGTGACGCGGCACGAAATCAAGATGTAACTTTACGTCTGGGCTTCCGGTCACAAGCTGACAGCGAAGAATGCCGCCTGGGTCTGGTGAGAACATGAACATAACTTACTTCATGTTGGCTCTCCTGCGCTCATTAGCCAGGAATGCCTTCTTTGCTTTCTTATTTGCTTTGCCCAGGAACGACTTACCGCCAGCCGTGCCTTCCATGAGCATTTTCAGCCAAGCCGAGGGGCTGCCAGTGATTAGATGGCCGTTTGCTGAAATCGGTGGTTGCTCCAACTCTTCCAACTCTTCCTCCAGCATTTCCTGAAAGCAGGTCGCTGCCAGGTAGCAGAAATTTTGTCGAAAGTTTTTCGCATGCTGCAAATCAATCTCTTTGCTACAGACGTCCGGGTGTCTTTTTATTCTGGAGGCTAGCTGCTCAACCATGCCGTGGCATGCTGAGAACTTGTGCTCCCGCGCCATTCTTTCTAATCCATCAATAAATCCAGCCGGTAATTTGAAATCTTTGATTTTGGACATAACAGTAGAAGCGCCGCCAGCCCGCGTCGAAAGTTGCCCATGACCCGGTGAAGAGTGAGGCACGCAAGCTGACGGCAAATATGCATTCGAGTCATGTTTCGGCCTTTCGAGCCGTGCGCAAACCATGACAGATCACCGATTTCTTGTCAATACGTAAGTGGTTGCTCTACAACTACTTACACTAAAATATAATGATGACTAAAATAGGTTAGCGTCTACAAACAGCAAGCCCACTATAGGTAGTGACGGGCTTTCGATGCGTTCTGGAGCGCTTACGCAGTCGCGGCTAGCTTGGGCGATCTACGCGGCTTTTTTTGGCTTCTCCATTACGTCGAGTTTGGCAATCAAGTCGCTGGCCCAGTCACCGTTTTGCAAAATAGTGAAGCAGATCGGCACGTCACCCGCGCCGCGCAAATAGAGTTGATATCCCCACGCTTTGACCTGTCCGGGCTTGTTTTTGTCAGGCTTGCTTATCGGGCGGGGATCGAGCACCAGCTTTTCGACCACACTGGCAATGGCCTTCCGCAACTCGGGACGTCGGGCAACGTCCGCTTTGAGCGCAGGCAGGTTACTGACAAATTCGCCGTAGGCGATGCTGGCTGGGCGCTCGGCACGCTCCCGCGCCTGCTCATCGTCAATCTCGACTCGCAACACCTTGGTTTTGGATTCCTCCAGCTTTAAGCGGTCATAGAGCATCTTCGGCGGCTCGTCGTCGCCCATAATCAGGCTGGTAAGCTTGGCGACCTGCTTCTCAGCATCAGCCAACCTGCCTTGCAACTCAAACACCTTGGACGGCTTTGGTTCGCCAGCAGCCAGTAGCGGCCGAATCAGATCAGCGCTGGCCAGGAAGCTTAGGCAGGAATTTTCAACCAGCGCGATTGGCACGCTGTGGTGTCCGCAATCATCGCTCGAACCTCGATGTCCGCCCTGACAAATAAGTTTGGCTGTGCCATTCTTCCCGCCGAT